GGTCCAACAGCGAGGTGGAGCGCCGGGCCCGGCTGCACATCCTGCCCCGCATCGGCGATCTGGCGCTCTCGGAGCTCACTCCACGGCGGCTCGAGGAGCTGTACGCGGCGCTCCAGCTTGCGGGCAAGTCGGCCGGCCTCGTGCGCCACGTGCATAGCGACATGCATCAGGCCCTGTTCCTCGCGAAGCGGGACGGGTGGATCGACCGGAACGTTGCCGAGGACGTGATCCTCCCGCGTCTATCCAGGCGGCGCATCGAGCCGCCGACGCTGGTGCAGCTCCGCCAGATCATCGACGCGGCCGACGCGCGCGCGTCGTCGAGCTGGGGAGCCGGCGAGCTGGCGTTGCTGCTGCGCCTGGCCGCTGTGACCGGGGCCAGGCTCGGGGAGGTGATGGCGCTGCGCTACCAGGACCTCGATGGCCACCTGGCCCGCATCAACCGCTCGGTGGAGGAGCACGGGCCGGCGCTGCGGATCAAGCCGACCAAGACGGACAACCACCGCACGGTGCCCATACCGGTGGAGATGGCCGCCTACATCGCCGAGCACCGCGCCGCCGCCGAGGCGTTCTTCGGTCATGCGCCGGCGCCGGGGGACCTGATCTTCGTGTCGACGGATCGACCGTTCGACCAGCCGCCGCGGCCTTCGACGATGAACAGCCGCTACGTCCGGCTGATGCGCACGATGCCGTTCAAGGTGCGGCTGCACGACTTCCGGCACTTCGCCGCGTCGAGCTGGCTCAAGCTGCTGCCGGCCATCGAGGCCTCGAAGCTGGCCGGCCACTCCAAGACGAGCACCACCACCGACATCTATGGCCACCTGCTGGAGGCCACCGATGACGGCACGGTGAGCTCCATCCTGGCGCCGGTGCTGCGCCGTGGAGCGGGCTGACGGCGCCCCCGCAGTGGCCAGGGTTGGGGCCCTGCCCCGGGGTTATTCAGTCCGGGGCGGTGTCCTGGAACGAATCGCACTGCGGGGCACCTTCGTCGCAGCGGGCCCGGGGCCTGCCGGGCCCACCGGCTTCCCTGGGCGTCTCACGCCGATGCGGTGAGGCTAGCGGATGGCCTCGGGGTCGTGGCCGAGGTCCCGGACGAACGCCTCCAGCACGCCGATGCGGCGGTTGAGGGCGGCCTCGGAGCGCAGGCGCTCAGCCCGCTCGGCGTCGAGCTGGCGGCGTCGTTCGGAGCGTTCCTGCTCGAGCTGCTGGCGCAGGTCGAGCACGATCTCCTCGAGCTTGTCGTTCCGGTTGATCTGCCACTCCAGTTGGCCGCGCATCATGTCCTGCCAGGACTTCTCGGCCTCCGCCTTGCTCTTGCGCCATGTCGCGATCGCCGTGGAGACCACGGCCACGAGCGTGGCGAGCGCGCCCACCACGCCGGCCACGCCGTAGTTCACCGCTCCCCGTCCTTGTCGTCGGGCCATGACCATCCTTCTACCCGACGTGCTCGCTCCGATCGGCGATCGAGGAAGAAGTGCTTGGCCGGCCAGATCGCCCACGGCCCCAGGGCGTACACGATCGGGGCGTAGGGGGCCACGAAGTCGAGATAGTCGTGCCGTGACCAAACGCCGATGATCTGGAGGGTGTTGAACGCCAGCCACTGGAGGGCGAACAGCAGGTGCAGCACCAGGGCGATGCGCCTGGCCAGGTCGGCCCGGGGCGGCAGCCAGGAGTCGACGGCGGCCCACACGGTCCACGCCGTCGCCCACAGCAGAGCGGTCCAGGGGAGCCAGACCGGCGGGATCCAGGCGAGCACCGGTTCAGCCTATCGATGCACCGTCATGCGCATCACGCATGGCATGGTTCGTCACAGAGCCGCGACGGAGCGAGATGCATACCGCGCATAGCACCATCGATCACGGGTGGTAGAACTGGATCGCCCGCTCCAGCGAGACGGCGTACGCCTCGAGGTTGTTGATGCGGGTGTTGAGCCAATTCACCTGGCCGTAGAGGTTGATGAGGCTCTGCTCGATCGACCGGGCGTAGGCGTCGAGGCTGTTGATGCGGCTGATGGCGGTGTTCGCCTGGCTCATGGCGCTGTTGGCCTGGCTCATGGCGCTGTTGGCCTGGGAGAGCGCCGTGCTGGCGGTCGACTGGGCGGCGGCGGCGCTGGAGCCTGCGGAGGCCGCCGAGCTGGCCGCCGACACCGCCTGGCTGATGCCCTGGTTGGCGGAGACCTGCGCGGCGCTGGCGGCGGAGCCCACCGTGTTGATGCCGGTGCGGAGGTTGCCCTGGCTGTCGCTGATCGTGCCGCCGGACACGGCGCCGTTGCCGAAGTTCTGCGCCTCGTTGTCGTTGGCCACCCGCCCGAGCATCACCGGGTACGGGCTCTGGTCGATGTAGGAGACCCGGTCGCCGGCTTGGGGCTGGGAGCCGTTGCCCAGCCAGCGCATGCGACGGGTGCTGGTGGAGCCGTCGACGCTCACCTCGGCGTACCAGATCGAGCCCGTCTTGGACACCGAGGCCACCATGCCGATGCGGGCGCGCACCTCGGGGATGTTGCGCCGGTCGGCCAGCACGTCGGCCAGCAGGGTGAGGGGGGAGTCAGCCATCAGACCCTCGCTACGCAGATCGCCTTGGATTCGCCGCCGAGCAGGTCGTGGGTGATCGAGCGGACCTCGTAGAGCCCGTCCACGCCCATGGTCGTGCGCACGATGCGGGCCAGGTCGCCCGCCTCGATGTTGGGGTTGGCCGCCACCGACACGCTGATGCGGTCGGGGTAGGCCAGCAGCCGGGTGAGCAGCACGATGGCCATGGCCTGCGCCTGCTCGGCGGTGTAGACCAACGAGCTGACCACCTTCTTGGGCCGTGGGCCCATGCGGCTGGCGCCGGGGTTGTTCGGGTTGTAGTACACCGGGCTGTCGGGCCGGGTGTCCCACAGCACGGCCCGCACCGGGGCGGTGTTGGTGTCGAGCGGCTCGCCGACCACGATGACGCCGTTGAACAGCTCGGAGTCGTCCAGCTCCCGGGAGACGTCGCGCATCACCGCGCCGGCGCCCTCGGCGAAGGTCCATTGCGGGGAGACGAACGCGGTGTCGCCGTACTCGGGGGCGTGCTCGATGCGGAAGCGGCCGTCGCGGTCGAAGCGGGCCACCATGCCGATGGCGTTGGCGAGCTCCTGCACCTTCTGGAGCCGGTTGTCGCTATCGGCAAAGCTGAACTGCGGGGCGGTGATCCCCGTGGACTCGGCGTGGATGCGCACGTTCGGCAGCGCCTGGGTGACCATGTCGCCGATGACCTGCGTGAACGGGGTGCCGGCGGAGACGCTGAACACGTCGAAGAACGGCGTGGCGGAGATGACCGTCTCCTCGCTCAGCCCCCGGATGTCGAGCGACTCGCCGGTGGCGGTCGAGGTCGGGCTGGCCGCGGTGATGCGGAACACGCCGAGCTTCACCAGCGCGGGCTCGCCGGAGGGGCGGATGGGGCCCGCGTAGATCGCCAGCGCGCCGCCGGTGCGCGGGTCCAGTGGGTCGCCGGGCCGGGCGGGCAGCAGCGGGTGGCGGCTGCCGTCGGGCGTGTTCTCGAGCAGCATGCGCACCGAGCACTCGCGGGTGACGGCCTGGGAGATGTCCTCGTTGACGGTGCCCGACACCAGCACGATGCCCGACGCCGCGGTGGCGGTGGAGGCCACGACGTGCCCGCCGGGGTCGAGGATGTCCACCCGGGCGGAGAACCCGCCGGAAGCGCCCCACACCACCTCGTCGGGCTCGGGGATGACCAGGTATTGACCGATGAGCGGGGTGAACACCCGCGTGCTGGCCAGCAGCGGGACCTCGATGGTGTAGCCGAGGCCCTGGTCGAACACCGTGGTGGTCGACTCGATGGTGGGCAGGTCGATGCCGAAGTCGAACGCCGAGGGGGCGAACAGCTCGGTGGTGGCGATCAGCTCGAGGCCGAGGGTGGCCTCGCCGGCCACGATCGTCAGCTCGTAGACGGTGGAGGACTCCGCCAGGGCGCTCAGGCCGCCGAGGTCGAAGCTCTGGCCGTCGGTGACCCCCGGGGTGTGCACCGCGCCGCTGGTGAGGTGCTCGAGGGTGACGGTGCGGTCCGCCGCCTCGATGCCGGGCTCGAACAGCGCGGTGCCGGAGATGTGGCCGGGGCTGATGCCCACGGCGTCGAGCACGATGCCCGGCGGGAACACGCGGGTGCCGACCACCAGGCCCGAGGGCCGGTAGTCCTCGCCGGAGCGGTAGTCCTCGTCGTTGCGGTAGTCCAGCTCGGTGCCGCTGGTGGCCGCCCACTCGGGCAGGGTGATGTACTCGTCGCCGGGCTGGATGCGCTGCTCGGGGACGGTGGCGGTCGGGCCGAGCGAGCCGACCTCGATGGGCCGGGTGTTGAGCAGGACCGAGGTCGGGGCGTACACCACGGCGCCGGAGGCGATCGTGCCCATGGTGATGGGCACGGCGGTCTCGGGGGCGATGAGGACGTGGGTGTGGGCGTAGACGTGGTGGGCGCCGAAGTTGAAGTCGACGGTGCCGGTCGCCGCGGTGGAGGTGAGCGTCTTGGTGGCGACGGCGCCCTTGAGGTTGCCCGAGGTGCTCTGCGCCGTGACGGTGTAGCCGGAGGCGGACGGGGCGGTCGTCTTGACCACGTCGGTGACCCACGAGCCGGCCACCACGGAGAGCCGCTCGGCGCCGAGCGGGGTGAGCGAGGGGGCGTTGCACGGCATCGCCGAGCCGGCGTTGCTGCCCCAGGCGTCGATCGGCGCGCCGGCCTTGTGGCCGGTGATGCGGGTGACGTTGGCGATGATCTGCCCGCCGCCCGACGCGCTGTAGGGCAGCGCCACCGAGGTCCCCGGCGAGGACGGGGCCTCACGCCAGTAGGTGGCGGTCCGGTGGTAGGTGTGGCTGGTGGCGGTGATCTGCGTCCAGCCCGAGGGCGCGGAGGGGGTGACGGTGGTCCAGCTCGTCACCGTGAGCAGCAGCAGGTTGCCCTCGGCCACGCTGGCCGGGTAGTTGACGGTGAACGACCCCGAGCCCGCCGAGACGCTGCCTACCGTCGCCTGTGATGCGTGTGCGACCGGCGCGGCCATCTATTCACCTCCCTGTCTGGAGTTACGTCGGATAGGTCCAGATCAGAGAGAGAACCACCCCGAAGCGTGAACTGTTGCAACGATGTTGCCGCCGTTGGGGGTGATGGGCATGCCCGCGCTGAACGTGTCGTAGTAGGCGATCAGCGGGCTGGTGGCCTCGTTGCCGGTGTCCTTGAACATGATGACCAGCTCGCACACGTCGCCGGTGACCGCCGTCCAGGTCGGATCCGCGCTGTCGAACGCGCCGCCGCTGATCGCCTTGGAGGCGAGCGTGGCGGTGCTCACCCGGGCGCCGGAGGCCACGTCGTTGAGGAAGTCGTGGGTGGTGAGGTTGACCGTGTAGTCGGCGCTGTCGGCCAGGATCACCTTGATGGTGTCGGTGTCGAGGTCGACCTGCGTGCCGCTGCCCAGCGCAGCGTTCTTGAACGGGACGTACAATGCGTTTGCGATTGTTCCCAACTCCTGATTCTTCGGGCTATCCTCTAGCCCTATGGCGATGATTGAAACTCAGTGCTCTTGGTGCGGGGAGACCTTCCGGGGCATCAGCACCCCGGCGCGGCCACGTCGATACTGCTCAAACAGGTGCGCCTCCTTCGGCCGCAACGCAACGCGCAAGGGAGCTGAGCCCGTGCACGCCCCGCAGGAGCGGCTCCTGTCCCAGCCCGGCGTCACCGTCGAGTCCGAGTGCCTGACGTGCGGCAAGCAGTTCACCCGCCGGCTGTACGCCTCCCACGTGGCCAAGGGCGCCAAGGGTCTCTACTGCTCGAAGGGCTGCGCCGGGAAGGCTCGATGGCTTGGACACGGCAGCACGGCGCCGCGCCGCATCATTCGCCAGCCCGACCACCCGCTCGCCAGCGACCACGGGAAGGTGCTGGAGTACCGAGCGGTCCTCTACGACAAGATCGGCCCCGGCGAGCACCCGTGCCACTGGTGCGGAACGCTGGTGAGGTGGCAGCGAGGCGGCAAGGGCCGCGGTCATCGAAGGGGGGAGCTGGCCGTCGACCACCTCGACGGCGACACCCGCAACAATGCCTCGGAGAACCTCGTCCCGGCGTGCAACCGCTGCAACACCCTGCGCGGGCTGATGGCCGCGTGGCAGCAAGCCACCGGCCTTCCCGTCTCGCACCTGATGCCGTAGCGCATTCGCCATTGGAGTATTCTCCTTACTTCACTTGGACCGAGGGGATGAGCTGCGTGCCGGCGGAGTCGATGCCGTGGCCGGTGCGGTGGCGGAACACCGGCCGGTGCTCGGTGCCGCCGTTGATGTGCTGCGTGGGCGGCGTCGCGGTGCGGCCGACCTCCATGAACCGGGGGGCGGCCGGGTCGACGGCCATGATCTCCCGGATGCGGGCCCACACCACCTCGGAGACCAGCGCCGCGCCTTCGCCGTCGAGGCGGATGCGGTACAGCTTGCGGCCGCCGGTGCCGAGCAGGCGGGTGGGATGGGGCACCTCGATGATGGCGCCGCGCAGGCGCTCGTCGGTTGCCATGATGCGGATGCCGTCGGCCATCAGCGCTCAACCTCGATGAACGTGCACGTGAACACGCGTGCGTTGCGGATGGGGGTGGTCTCCCCGTCGATCGGGGTGGCCCGGATGATCTCCACGTCGGTGGAGTCGGAGAGCTGCACCCGCCACGCCTCGCCGAACACGCTGACGAGGAACAGGGTGCGGCCGGACTCGAGCAGGGCGCGCACCGCGGCGTAGCTGGTGGCGTCGAGGGTGCGGATCTGCACCCGGTGCACGCCGAGACGCACGCCCTGGTGGGTGACCGTGGCGCCGCGGGCGCCGGCGCCGTAGGCGACCTCCTGGGGCTTGGGGATCGACTCGACGTGGGACACCACCGAGATGCGCCGGTTCAGCGTGTAGTCGGTCGGGTCGCGCAGCCACCACTCGGCCCGGTTGGCGATCACCAGCGTGTCCTCCACCCACGCCGAGGGCACCTCGGTGCCGTTGGGCCGCTGGTACACGCCACGGGCCCGGAAGCGCACCGTCTCGCCTGCGCTGTGGGTGCCGTCGAAGTAGGACCAGGCGCCCGGCCCGGAGAGCCGCTGGGCGCCCTGGATGTCCTCCCAGGTGGACGAGCTCTCCACCCACCGCTGGAGGCTGTAGAAGGTCGGGTCGACCTCGCCGCCGCCGGCGGCCACCCGGGTGACGGTGGCCTGGACGGTGTAGTAGTCGTCCTCCTCGGCGAGGCTCAGCGTGGGCGGGGTCACCGTCTCCGCGGCGATCGACACGGGCCCGGTGAAGGTCCACGGGCTCGGCATCTGCACCGAGCCCACGTTCGGGGCCCAGGTGCGCACGTAGAACAGGTAGCTGGTGCCGGGGGTGAGGTGGGTCTGCACCACGGCGCTGTTGATGGCGCTGTAGACCTTGCCGGAGTCGTAGGCGGGGTCCACGACGGTGGAGGGGTCGAAGCTCGCCGAGCCGGCAGTGCGGCCCGAGCCGTCGATGGCCGTGGTGGCCACCGCGATGAGCTGGTACGCCTCCTGCGTCTGGCCGGACTCCCACTCGATGGGCGGGCGCGGGTCGTCGATCGAGCCGCCGGGGTCGGTGACCTCGCACGGCGGCGGCATGCGGTAGCTGACCACCAGGTCGACCTTGGACAGCGCCGGCCGGTTGGTGATCGAGGAGTAGTAGGTGTCGTACCAGTTGGGGCCCCAGGCGATGACCGCGGTGAAGGTGTCGTCGTTGCAGTCGGACCACTCGGTGCCGTCGGCGGCCTTGGTGTAGATCGGCCCGTAGGTCAGCCGGAAGGAGTTGTCGGCCGGGTTGGAGCCGATGGGCGCCTGGGACCACGCCGTCTTGTGGCGGCCGGAGCTGTTGGTGGCGTGCAGCTCGGCGACGGTCAGCCACCCGCCCTGGCCGTGGCGCTCGCGCACCACCGGCTGGATGTACTCGATGATCGCCCCGTCAGGCAGGTCGAGCGGGGCGAAGATCACGTAGGCGAGCTGGTTCTTGACGGTGGCGAGGTTGCCGCCGCTCTCGATGTAGGAGCCGTCGTTGGAGTCGGCCAGGGCGGCGTTGATCGAGCCGGAGCCGACCACGCTGAACGACTGCCACAGGCTCGGCGTGCCCGAGCTGACCGGGCTGCGGGTGACGATGACGGAGCTCATCCACGCCTCCGAATGGCGGTGGTCAGGTTCAAGGCGAACTCGTCGAGCGCGGGGCCCATGGCGTCGCGGATCTTGGCGGCGAGGGCGTCGGGGTCGGCGTTGACGGCGGCGGACACGTTGGCCTGGATGGCGCCGGGGCTCACTACCACAGAGACACCGCCGCCGCCGTTCATGGCGGCCACCCGGGCGGCGGACTGGGCGACCATGCCGCCCTCGGCGAAGCCCTGCACGCCCAGGCGCTTGCCGGTCTCCTTCCAGACCTCGAGGCTGCGGTTGCGCTTGCCGGGGTGCAGCGGGATGTAGGCCTCGCCGCCGGTCTCCGGCTCCGCCCACACCCGCCAGGCGCCGGCGGGGGCGAACTGGGCGACGTGGTTCTCGCGCATGCCGCCACCGGCGTAGTACTCGACCACCCCGCCGTCGGCCCAGTTGTACATCGACCCGCCGCCCTCGTTGATGATGCGGTTGTAGGTCGACACCATCACGTCGATGTAGGCGGTGCGGGCCCGGGCGGCGTAGTCGAGCCCGGCGTTGACCTGCGCGCCGGTGCCGTAGTCGGAGGCGGCGATGACGGCGTCGCGCGCCCGGGCGGCGTAGTCGAAGCCAGCGTTGATGTTGGCGCTGGAGCCGTCACTGACGGCACTGAACACCACGGTGCGGGCGACCGCGAGAGCAGCGAGGGCGACCTCGGCGCCGGCCACCTGCGCCTCGGTGAGCACGGTGGCGACCCGGGGCCGGGTGGCCACCTCGTTGATCTTGGTGTCCGCCGGGGCGGTGTCGGCGTCGGTGTTGATCCTGGCGGTGCGCGGCTCGGAGGTGAGCCCGGCGAGGTCGGACTTCGCCAGCGCCAGGTCGGCCTTGGCCTGCACGTTGGTCTCGTAGTCCGCCTCGGTGTACTCCCGCATGCGGGCCTGGGCGTCCTCGAGGTCGCTCGTGACCTTGACCTCGACGGGGATCTCGGCGGGAAAGAGGTTGAACTGCGCCAGCAGCAGCTCGGCCTCTTCGCGGCTGCCGACCAGCGGGGTGAGCAGGTCCACCAGCGCGGAGTGCATCTCCCCGAGCTTGGCGGCGTACACCGCGGGGTCGCCCTGGGCCTGCGCCTCCGCCCACGCCAGGCCGGAGTTGACCAAGGCGGCGAACGCGTCGATGGTGTTGCGCCCCGACTCGGTGGTGGCGTCGAGGGAGAACCCGGCCTCCTTGGTGGCCTCGGCGAAGTCGACCATCGACTGCTGGAAGTCGGCGCCGGCGGTGAGCGCGTTGAGCGGGCCCTGCACCAGCGCGTTGGTGGCCTCGCTCAGCGCCGTCATCTGAGCGGCGGCCTCCTCGGCGGTGAGGGCGACCTCCTCCATGCCGTCGGCGACGCCACCGAGCGGCTCGCGCATGTCCTCCATGTTGCGCTGGAGGTTCTTGAACCGGGCGTCGTCGATGGCCTCGGCGGCCAGGACGGCGGAGCCCTTCCACTTGTCGTAGGCGGCGACCAGCTCGCCGGCCTTGGCCTTGGTCAGGTCCTTGATGCCGAGGTTCTCGAGCTCCTTCTGCGTGAGCTCCCCGGTGACGCGGGCGAGGGCGAGCTGCTCCTCGGCGAACTTGGCGACGCCCCCGAGCGCGTCGTCGGAGGCATCGGCCACCTCGTCGATGGCCTCGACGAGACCCCGCATCTCATCCCAACCGACCCGGCCGCTCTCGTGCGCTTCGACCAGCGCCGCGGCAAGGTCGCGCACCGGGCCCGGCGCGCCGGCGGCGGCCTCTTTCAGCTCGTGGATCTTGGCGGTGAGGGTCGTGCCCTTCATCTCGAACAGGTCGGTGCCGGTGCCGACGGCCTTGGCCGCCTCCTCGATGCTGATGCCGAGCTCCGCCCACGGCTCGGCGAGCCCCTGGCCCACCAGCTCGTCGGTGAGCAGGACCGCCATGGCCCCTTCGGCCTTCTCCTTGAGCCGGTCGAACTGGTCGCCGACCTCGCCGACGCCGCGCATGGTCAGGATCGCGGTGCCCATGTCCTGGGCGGCGATCCCGGCGTCGGCGAAGGCTTGGGTCAGCTCGTCGACGCGCTCCTTGGCGGCCTCGGCCTCCTTGCGGAGCTGGAGGAACCCGTAGCCGGCCACGGCGGCGAGGCCGATGAGACCGACGGTCAGCGGGTTGATGGCCCCGGCCAGGCCGGCCAGCGCCGAGCTGGCCCCGGCGGCGTCGCGCATGACCAGCGCCTTGCCCAGGGCGCCGAGCTGCTTGGCGGCCTCCATGGCGTTGGGGGCGAGGTTGCCGGCGGCGGTGGCGATGGACCCGAGGGCGGAGATGGTGGCGCTGGCCGCCTGGATGGACAGGAACACCGCCAGGGCGGAGCCGAGGGCGTACACCGCGTCGGTGTGCTGGGAGGCGAAGCCGCCGATGACCTCGATGGCCTTGGCGAGGCCCTGGAGCCCGGCCACGACGGCGCCGCCGACGGCCTGGCCGATGACCGACATGGCGTCACCGAAGCCCCGGGCGAACGCGGCGGCGGCCGGGCCGCTGGCCTCCATGGCCGGGGCGAAGGTGTCCTTGAGGAAGGCGCCGAGCTGGAACAGCGCGTCGACGCCGCTGATGGCGATGTCGATGGTGTAGGAGCGCAGCCGGTCGAGCATGGACTGGAGGCTGGTGAGCTGGATCTCCACCATGCGGTCGACAGCGCCGCCGGCCTCCAGCATCTTCTCCTTGAAGTAGACCGCCCGGTCCCCCATGCCGATCATGGACAGGATCACGTTCTGCGAGCGCAGCGTGAACCCGAGGGCGGCCAACTCGGCCTGGGCCTGCTTGTCGCTCAGCCCGGCGAACGCCGACTGGACATCGGGGATGATGTCCGTGAGCTGGCGCATCTGACCCTTCTGGTCGAACACGGCGATGCCGAGCTTCTTGAAGGCGTCCTCGTTCTGGAGGGCCTTGATCCGCATGTCCCGCAACACGATGCTGTACTGCTCGCCGGCGACCTTGCCCTCGACGCCGCGCTCGTGGAAGGCGGCGAGCACGCCGAGGGTGGTCTCGAGGGTCTGCCCGAAGTTGTAGGCGGCGGTGCCCGCCTTGTTGGTGAGCGCGTCGGCGAAGGTGTCGATGTCGCCCTGGCTGACGTTCGACGCCTGGGCGAGCGCGTCGAAGATCTGCTGCATGGAGTAGCCGGTGCCGCCGGCCTCGTTGGCGGCGTCCTTGAAGATGGCGAAGGCCTGCGCGCCCTTGTGGACGGCGTCCTCGAGGTCGATGAGGCCGCCCTTGGCGAAGCGGGCCGCGGGCTCGATGCCGGCCATGACCTCGTCCATGGTGAGGCCGGCGGAGATGAGGTCGTAGAACCCGTTAGCGACCTCGGAGACGGGGGTGCCGAGGTCCTTGGAGATGGAGCGGGCGAGGGCCTTCATCTCGCCCTCGAGCTGCCCGAGGTTGGTGCCGGGGGCGGTGATGGACAGGGCGTTCTTGAGCTTCTCGTCGAGCGCCACGACCTCGCGGGCGGCGTCGGCGGCGCCGTCGGCGATGGTGTCGAACACCCGGTCCATGGCGGAGTACGCCAGACCGCGCCCGAGGTTGGACATGACCTGGTGCAGCTTCGATGTCTCGTCGGCGGCCTCGCGCAGCTTGGCGGTGTTGATGCCGCGCAGCGCCCGGTCGAGGCCCTGGGCGGCCACGTCGGCGGCCTCGAGGTCGGCGCGCAGCTCGCCTACGCCGACGGCCCCAAGGTTGAGCGGGTCCGACTCCAAGATGTTGAAGGTCCGCACCATCCGCATCGCCACCTCCTCGACACGGGAGATGTCGGCGATGGCGTCGTCGGCCCCCTTGATGTCGAGGTTGAGGTCAAGCTCTCGCAGGTTGCGGAGCGCCTTGACCGCGGCGTCGGCGTGGGTCCGCAGGTCCTTGAGGTCAGTGACCGCCTGGTCGATGCCGGTGATGCGATCGAGGTGGATCGGGTCCCGGTTGAACTCGTCGAAGTAGTCCTTCGCCTTGATGATGGCGAGCTGCACCTCGTCGAGCTGGCGCACGAACTTGGCCGCGCCGTCGAGGGAGATGGCCGAGGACTGGGCCTTGAGCTTCTCGAGGGCGTCGTCAAGGTCGTAGACCGCCAGCGCCGCCCTGGTGGCGTCGTCCTCGAAGTCGCGGGCACCGCGCAGGCTGACCTCGACCTTGATGTCCTTGAGCTTGCGGAAGGCGTCGTTGGCGTCGCGCGCGGCGCGCTCGGCCCGCTCGAGGTCATCGACGAAGTCCCGGCCGCCCTCGACCTTGAGGCGGGCGGACAGGACGTACTCGGAGGCCACCGGCTACTCCTCGCTCTTGGGGCGCAGCACGGTGAACAGGCCCCACGTCGCCTTGGGGTCCTGCTCGCCGTTGCGCAGGGTGGCGGCCTGGCGGTAGTCGTCGAGCCAGCGCTGCGTGGCCTGGCAGCCGAAGCAGCGGCGGCCCTCCACCTCGAAGGGCTCGTCGTCCTCGGTCGGCCAGTCGATGGGGTGCGTGCCGCACGAGCCGCAGCGCTGGTTCTCGTGCAGCACGTAGGCGATCGCCTTCTCCCGATCGAGCCGCGACCACGTACCGGGCGGTACGGGCTCGCTGTCGGGGTCGTCCTGGCCGCCGAGGAACGTGCTGTGCGGTATGCCCCACTCCCGACAGACCTTCATCTCCACGGCGAACAGCGGGTCGCGCCGCAGCCGCTGCGCCCAATGGTCGTGGTCGACCGGCAGGCGCAGGCGGTGGAGGAGGTCGTCGAGGGTGGTGTCGATCACTGCTTCTCGAATCGGCGCACCGTGTTGGACGCCATCAGGGCGGCGGTGAACAGCTCGGCCGCCTCGCCAGGGGTGAGCAAGGAGTGCTCGCTGGCCTCGCCGAACAGCTCGTAGCACACCTCCTCGGTGAGCTCCGGCTCGACCAGCACTTCATGGATGAACGCCGGCCGGAAGCTCGGCGCCCAGTTAGGGCTCTGGCGGCCCATGCCCTTGGCCTGCTCGCGCTGGTCATCAGTGGGCCGGTGCTCGCTCAGCAGGGTCTCGTAGCGCACGGGGGAGCAGTGCCGGAACTTGAACTCCAGCACTGCATCCCCCCGTTGCTCCTCCAGCTCCGCAAGGCGGGCGGTGAGCTGGTCGTGGCGGGCCTTGGCCTGCTTGTTGGTCAGGTGGTTGGCCAGCGACTCCAGCTCGGTCAGCACAGCCACGCGTTCGTCGGCCCACTCCGGCTTGAGCACGACGGTGTAGCTGCCCACCACCTTGTCCCGGTTGCGCAGCCGCTCGAGGGCGGATGACGCGGCCGGGCGGGCGGCGGTGGTGTTGGGGTCCTCCATGTGGGTTGCTCCTTGCTCAGGCGCCGAGCTCTGCGTCCTTCACCGGCAGGCCGGTGATGCCGAAGTCGACGCGGTACTTCGCTGGCTCGTTGGCCAGCGTGATGATGTCGTTGGGCCCCGAGGACTCCACCGGCCACAGCTCGCAGCGGCTGCCCACGTCGTTGCCGTAGGGGCAGATCACGAGCGTGCCGCGGGTGCCCACGTCCAGCGTCGCCCGGATGGCGTCGTAGTCGGCGGGGGTGGTGCTCGAGGGGTTCTTCTGGTCGAGGAAGGTGATGGAGGCGTCCGACACCGTCCGGGGCCCGGTGATGGTGGGCGTGAAGGTGTTGGCCAGGTTCTCCGTCGGGATGCGCTCGACCTGCGTCTCCCAGCCGTCCATGCCGTTGATCTGCGGCGTCAGGTTGGTCGCCGGGCTGTAGCCGGGGGTGGTGAGCGACACGGCCACGGCGGGGGCGGTGCCGCCGGTCAGGCCGTCGTCGTCGGCGGTCATCAGGCTCACGTCCTGCTTGGCCAGGCCACCGGTGAAGGTGACCGTGACGGGGGTGCCCGGCAGCGGCCCACCGCCGCAAGTGACGCCGCCGGCGGGGATGTTGCTCAGCGCTTCGAGCGCGGAGTCCACCGCCGAGGCGTCGGCGTTGTAGGCGATGTTCGCCGTCTCCTCGCCGTCGAAGGTGAGGGTGAAGTTGCCACCGGTGGGCGTACCGGTGATGGTGATGGTCTGCACCTCGTCCTGGCCCACACCGTCGAGCGCCTCGGCGGGCGGGTCGGTGGTGAGGGTGGTCGGGGTGAAGTACACCTTGGTGATGCCCTTGCGCCAGTATTCGTTCGCCATGGTCAGCTCGCGATCCGCTCGGCGTCCTTGACGGGCAGCCCGGTGATGCCGAAGTCGACGCGGTACTTGGCGGGCTCGTTGGCGAGGGTGATGATGTCGTTCGGGCCGGACGACTCGACCGGCCACAGCTCACAGCGGGAGCCCACGTCGTTGCCGTAGGGCAGCAGGATGAGGGTGCCGCGCACGCCCACGTCGAGCAGGGCCCGCACGGCGTCGTAGTTGGCGGGGGTGGCCGAGCTGGGGTTCTTCTGGTCGAGGAACGTGATCGACGCGTCCCCAACGGTCCGGGGGCCGGTGATGGTCGGCGTGAACGTGGTGTCGAGCGACTCGGTGGGGATGCGCTCGACCTGCGTCTCCCATCCGTCCATGCCGTTGATCTGCGGCGTCAGGTCGGTGGCCGCCGACATCTGCGCGTTGGTCGGGTCGGTGGTCAGGGTCGCCGTGGTGAAGTACACCTTGGTGATCCCCTTCCGCCAGTATTCGTTCGCCATGACGGCGGCTCCTTACGTGAGTTGCTGGGGGAGCGACTCATCCAGCGAGCGGAGCCGGGGTCTGAGGATCAGGCTGCGGGCGGGGTGGGCGCCGGCGCCGGCGCCGGCGGCGGGGTGGCCTTGCGGGTCAGCTTGGCGGCGTACTCCTCGGCGGTCATCCACCCGAGCTTCTTCTGCGACTTGAGGGCCCGGACCGGGATGCGGCCGGTGCCGCCCGACTCGGGGTGGACCACGTCAACCATCTCGGCCATGTTGCTGCTCCTCAGCGATACGCCAATGCGACACGATGCACGGCAAGCATACGCCCCTCCCCCGGTTCCAGCGCGGCGGCCGCCTCGGCCACGATGTCGACGATGTCGACCTCGAGCCCGGTCGGCAGCGGACCGGTGAGCAGCGCGGTCACCTTGGCGTCGAGCCACTGGGCATCCACGGCGTTGCGGCCGACACTGGTGATGGTCACCCCGACCCGTCGGGCCACCGTCTCGGAGAGCGAGCGCACGTCGGGCTGGGAGGTCGCCCACAGCGAGATGAGCACCGCGGGGATCTCGGCGTCCTGCACGGTCTCGTAGCGCACCGGGCGGCCGGTGTCGGCCATCCACTGGCGCAGCGAGCGCATGAGGGCGTCGAGTCCGGCGACGGTCATATCGCCACCGCCCAGCGGCGCACGATGGTGGACACGCCGGTGGAGGTGCCGTTGACCGGGCCGACGGTGCCCTCCACGCCGATCCCGGCGTGGCCCGCCGGCGGGGCGATGGTGTCCATGGCATCGTTGGCCTTGGAGTCCAGCCAGCCCGCGTCGACGAGGTTGCGGCCCACCGAGGTGAGCTGGAGCTCGATGCGCCAGATGTCCTCGGTGTCGAGCGGGCGCACGGGGCGCAGCATCACCGGCAGCGGGTAGAGGATGCCGTAGGGCAGGTCGGTGTCGGTGCCGACGGCGGCGACGTAGAACGGCCGGCCGGTGGCGGCGGCCAGCGTCGAGCGGATGTGCTCCATGGCGGTGGCCTGGTCGATCACCGGAACACCACCTTGCGCAGCTCCTCAGGCAGCAGGTCCTCGCTGCGCATGACCGCGGGCCCGAGCGAGGGGTAGGGCGGCTGGTTGTAGTGCCGGCCGATCGAGTCAACGCCGACGAAGCCGTACTCCAGCCGGTTGGCGTAGACGCTGCCGTTGCCCACCACCGCGTCGTCGCCGCTGACCGCGTAGGTGTACGCCGACCAGAACTGCCAGGTGATGATGTTGGGGCCGGGCCGTCCCGAGGCGTGCTCGCGGGCGCGGCCCTGGAGCTCGACGGCGGCCCGCTCGAGCGCCTTGGGGTAGTCCCGGGCGCGCTTCACCCGCTCCTTGAGCTCCCGGATCAGGCCGTCGGGGAAGTCGGCGTCGACCGTGATCCTCACGGCAGCTCGTTGCCGATGGGCACGAACTCGTGCATGACCGCCTTGCGCATGATGCCGAAGCTGGAGCCGAGGGTCCGGGTGATCTTGAAGCGGCGGCCGACGAGGGAGGGGTCGCGCTTGCACGTGAGGATCTCGACCATGGCGCCGGCCTCGGGCTGCGGGGCGGACATCGGCAGCTTGAGGCCCCACTCGGAACGGATCTGCTCCCCGCCGCCCACGTCGACCTGGCGCTCGGGGTCGTTGGCCCGGAACGCCGCCGCGCCGCTGTAGACCGTGGTCTGCCCGACGCGGGTCCACTCGCCCGTGGTGGTGTTGAAGGTGTCGTCGTCGGGGCCCTGCGGGTCGTAGGTGATGCGCACGGTGCCGGGCACGTCCCAGCCGTTGCCGCCAAACAGGATCTCCTCGATGCGCCCGCGCGGGCCGGTCAGGTCGATCTTGAGGGCCATCAGAGCGTCTCCAGCGGGTCGGCGGGCGGTTCGGCGCGCTCGCCCTGCACGGCACGGGCGACGGCCCGGATGGCCACCAGGCCCATCGGGTCGTCCATGGAGGACCAGGACGACTCCTGGGCCATCAGCGCGGTGACCGCCATGGGGTCCAGAGCGGCGATGGCGGCGTGGAGCTGGTGCAGCGACGGCTCGGGGTGGTGGGCGACGACGTTGACCTGCTCCTTACGGAACGTGGCGGCGAGGTCGCCGGCCACCTCGATGAACAGCCGACCGCCGCCCATGCTGAGCGACGTGGTGGGCACGTCGATGGTGGAGTCCCCCACCCGCACGGTGGTGGTGTCGCCGTTGACCAGCAGGGTCACGCCGAGCAGCTCGTGGCGGCCTTCGCTCATCACCGCTTCGGACCCCCGATGCGCTCCATCTGATACGCCGAGGCGGTGGCGTTGGCCGCAGCGTCCTCCTCGATCACCTGAGCTCGGAGCTGCACGATCTTGGCCCGCAGGGCGGCGACGCCGGAGGCGTTGGACTGCGAGTACTCGCCGGGGATGGAGAACGTGTCGGGGTTCTCCACCATGTGGGCGAGCTTCAACTCGCTCAGCGCCAGCGCCGTCTTGAGCACCGTGCCGTACTGGGCGAACGCGGCGAACACGGCGCCGTCGTTGAACTTCTCCAGCGGCGTCCACTCCTTGGGGACGTGGTGGCGGATCTGCTGGAGCTGAGCTGCGGAGAGGGCCATCAGAACGGCTCGTCATCGTCGTCGGGCGGGTCGGTCTGGTCCCCCGGCGCCGGGTTGGCAGGCTGCGGCGGAGCTTGATCCGACGCCGGGGGTTCCGCCGGGTTGGCGGCCTTGGGCGGCCGAGCGCGCCGTGCCCGCTTGGGCTTGGCTTCGGCCTCGGAGGTGGACAGCGCCGAGGGATCGGCGACGTGCATGGCGGTGAGCCCGGCCCGCACCGCCTCGGGCAGGTCGTCGATCGAGGTGCCCGGCGGGTACTTCACGCCGTGCTTGATGATCGTCACCGTCGTATGCGTGCTCATGCACAGAGCGTATCCCAGGACGCGGAGAGCCCGGCCCCCATGGAGGTAAGGGCCGGGCTCTCGCCGCTCGCTGGAATGAGCGCTCTCGGGGCCGCCTACTCGGTGGCGGTGCTGACCATGATCCGCTTGGGGTCCTTGAGCACCGGCAGCACCAGGCCGGCGACGCGCACCCAATTCTGCGGCGGGTCGATGGACTTCCACGACCGACCGACGAGACCGGGGGCGGTCTCGAGCGGGATGCCGCCCTGCTCGGCCATGTCGAGGGCGTCGGCGGTGACGCCGTACATGGTCTCGCCGAAGCTGTCGACCGAGGCGGCCGGCAGCCAGATGATCTTGTTCTCATCGAGCACCCGGGTCACGGTGCCGTCCACGTCGAGACGGGTCCGGTACTCCACCAGCGGCGGAATGCCGTAGGCGGCGAGGAGCTGGTTGAACTGCCCCTCGGTCACGATCGACGGGGGGTTCGTCATCGAGCCCTGGAGCATGCCCTTGACCTCGTCGGAGGCCCGCGCGCCGGCGATGACCTTGCGCGACGTCACCCCGACAACCGGCTGGTCGTCGTAGTTGTTGTCGGCGTAGTCCTCCATCCAGTCGATCATGTCGGCGATCGGCGTGGAGGTCGCGGCGTTGGCCACGGTCCACAGCGGGGACGCCGCGTTGGTCTGGATCGAGCTGGCGCCATCGTTGTAGTTGATGGTCAGCTCGAGCGCCTCCTCGCTGGTGAAGGTCACCGTGCCGGTCTGGAGCACCGAGCCGCGGGCCAGCTCGACGCGGGCCAGCACCTCCTTGGTGATCCGCTCGGCGTCGTTGAACACCAGCTCGCGGAGGTACTGGGACTTCACGTCGTTCGACGCGTAGGCCAGGTTCAGCCGGGTGCGCTCCTGCTCGGAGAGCAGCATCTTGCGGGCGATCGGGGGGATGGCCCCGGACACCTTGTTGAAGCCCGGCCGGGTGGTCAGGTCCGCCTCGGTGTCGAACGCCCGGTAGTGGGCGACCTTCGGCCGCTCACGCTCGGCGTAGTTGAAGCTCCACTCGAGCGCCAGGCGGTCGACGCGGGGCAGGAAGCGCTCGAGGCTGTTGGGCCCCGAGATGGTGGCATCCACGATGTCGCGGATGAAGGCGGTCAGCTCGACAGGGTCGACGATGCCGTTGCCAAGAACGTCGCTCATCAGTCAGACCCCTCTCAGAAGAACCGGAAGCTGGAGGCCAGGTCCGTCTTGCCGTTGGCGTCGAGACCGTGGTTGGTGGGCAGGCGGGACTCCTTGATGAAGCCCTCGATCATGAGCGTGGCGACGACATCGCCGGTGAGGTCGGTGCCCTCGATGTGCGACACGTCGATGGTGTTGAACAGGAAGCCTTGGGCGGTGCCCCGGCCGTCCGTCGCGCCGGCCACACCGGCCTGCGTGGTGGTGACCGCCACGGCCGGGCCGGAGCCGCCGGTGAACGAGCCGGTGGCGCTCATCTGGTTGACGTTGGTGCCCTGGAGGTCGCCGAGGAACTCGACCACCCACGGGGTGCCGGGGCCGGGGCCGCCGGTCACGTCGACCTCGCCGGCGTCGATGTTCGACAGCGCCAGCAGCGCAGCCTCCACCTCGGCGGCGGTGGCGTCGAAGTCGATCGCGGCGGTGGTCTGGCCGTTCCAGGTGAGCGTGAAGGTGCCACCGGTGGGGGTGCCGGTGATGGTGACCGTCTGCTGCTCGTTGGTGCCGGCGTCGTCGTAGGGGCCGTACTTGCCGGTGGCGGTGATCTTGCCGAGCACCAGGCCGGAGGGCAGCACCTTGTCGGTGAACACGGTGGCGAAGTCGAAGGTGTCCAGGTCGAGGGTGATCGTGCGGCAGGTGTCCGAGCCCTTGTGGCTGTGCATCCACCGACGATCCTGACCCGACCAGGAGTTGGTCCGGACCTTGAGGTCCATGGTTGCTCCTTAGGGGGTTGGTGTCCCCTGGGAGGCTGCGATGGCCGCGTTGCGGGCTGCTGCCCGCGCCTTGCCGCGTTCCCAGGCGGTTTGACCTTGGTTCCGCTGCGGAGGCGGCCCACCGGCGGTGGGCTCCGAGGACGTGGGCTTCGGCTTGGTCGGGGGCTGGTCGCTCCCGAACAGCTCCGGCATCTCCCCCTTCACCGCTTCGACCGCCGCCGCGATGGCGTCGGCCTCGGCACCGGGCTCGGCGTCGACCAGCCGGACGGCCTTCGCCGCCTTGGCCGGTGGCATCCCGGCTTCGATGAGCGCCTCCCGGACCGCCAGGGCGTGGGAACGGGCGGTGTACGCCTCCCGCTCGGCCTTGGCCGCCTCGAGCTGCTCCTTGGCCTCCGCCGCCAGGCGTTCGGCCTCGGTCATCTGCGCCCGCTCGGCTTCCTTCGTCTGCTTCACGAAGCGGTCGAGCTCCGCCTTGTTGGCGAAGCCGAGCTCCTTGAGCAGGGCGTTGGTGGCGCCTCGCTGGGCTTGGGCCACCCGGGCCTGCACGAGCTGGTCGAGCTGGTCCTGGGTGAGGGTGGTGGGGTTGCCTGGCGCCGGCGGGTCAGATGCTCCGGTGTTGCCGGGGTCGTTCTGGTCGTCGTCGCCGTTCATTCACGTCCTCGCTCTTGTCTAGCGCCCGTTGTTTCGGCCACGGTTGCCGCCGCCCCCATCGGGGGCGTTGCGCGCCACTGTAGCGCCTTCCATGCGCTGTGATGCGCGCTGCGCATTGAGACGCTCCGCCTCGACCACCTTCGCGGCGTCCTCGGCGGCCTTCTTCTGGTCGAACAGCTCGCGCACTTCGTCGAGGCGCACCTCCCGCTGGAGGACCTTGCCGAGCTGCTCCATGAGCACGTCCTCGGGCAGGTCGAGGCGCAGGTACTCCGCCGCGATGGCCGGGCTGCGGGTGGCCCGGTAGAGCATGTTGGCGCCCTCGTGGTCCTCGCCCTCGATGCGGTCGATCTCGATGGGCACGTCGTCGATGGGCAGGCCGGCGTTGGCGAGCGCCTGCACCGCGGTGGAGCGGCTCATCAGCGCCTTGCTGCCGGTCAGCTTGAGCAGGATGTCGGTCAGCGAGGAGAAGTCCGACGGTAGCGCCGAGCCGAACTCGACGCCGGCGGGGAACACCTGGCCCTCCCACACGCCGTTGGCGATGTGGATGCGCTGCACCATCTTGAGCAGCAGCTCGTACTTGAAGCTGCGCACGAGCCGGGCCTGCTCGACCATCACCTCGAAGGGCCCGAAGCTCAGCGCCAGCGCCAGGCCGGAGGGCACGTCGTTGGCGGACACCTTGCCGAGGATCTCCTCGGGCACCCGGGCGTTGGTCGCCGCCCGGGCGAACAACCGGTCCTGCTGCGTGTGCAGCGACTCCAGCCCCTTGGAGGTGTCCAGCACCGACGCGCCGCCGCCGGAGGGCAGCTCCCACACGGTGCGCGGCCCGTAGTGGGCGAGGGTCTGGCCCTGAGCGACGCCGGCCACGGCGATGGGCGGGCCGCCGGCGACCGAGGACGCGTCGGAGGCGTCGGTGTCGGCGATCTGGAGGTCGTCGAGCACCGCGGCGATCGACAGCAGCAGCGAGGTGCCCCACGGCGAGCCGCCCATGTTGGGCAGGTGCACGATCGGGATGAAGTCGATGCCGATGTCGAGCTGGTCGATGACCTCGCCGTCCTCGGTGAGCGAGTAGACGGCGGTGCTCGGGTCGAGGTCGAGCTGGTTGCCCCGGAAGCGGCCCATGTCCCAGCGGGCGTCGGTCATCACGCAGCGCTGCGTGGACAGCTCGGAGTCGGCCGCGGCGTACGGGGGCCGCCACGGCTCGGAGGGCAGCAGCTCGTAGGTGATGCGCCGCACCCACTTGGTCGGGGTGGCCTTGCCGAACATGCCGTCGGGCAGGCCGGGGTCCTCCTCCTCCCAGGCGAGGTGCACCTTGTCGGGGTAGTCCTCGGCGTCGGCGCCGACCTGGTACACCGGGAAGTAGAACCCGGGGTCCAAGGTGCGCAGCCGGGCACGCTTGCGCTTGGTGGAGAAGGTCAGCCAGTACACGGCGTCGCCGAGACACTGGGCGTCCTCCTCGGCGCTGTTCAGCCGGAGCGCCCACTGCTCGTCGAGCGCCCACTTGTCCATCTCGCGCTGGCGCTGCACGATCTGCGGGTAGTCGTCCTTGATCCGCTTGTACTCGTCCACCTGGGCGGGGTCGGCGCCCTCGGGCGGCTCCTCCGGCGGCCGGTTCGACCCGGTGACGCGCAGCGACGCGCCACGGCCGATGATCGCCGCCGCGGTCTGGCGCACCAGCAGGTCGGCGTCGCCGTACTCCCGCCGGGCCATGCGCTCCTCGTCGGTGTCGGCCTCGACGAACTCCTTGGCGGTGTTGGCCCGGTACGCCCACAGGATGCGGTAGGCGTTCAGCCGGCGGGACTCGTCGCGCGGCACCCACGTGGGCAGGTTGCTGATGCGCACGTCGCCCGTCGGGCTCATCAGCGACTTGTGATTGAGGCCCGCCCACTGGTCGAGCACGCGGTCGGTCATGGGTGGCTCCTCAGTAGACGTTGATGGTGTCGCCGCCGATCACCGGGGTCTCGGTGGCGAGGGTGATGCGCAGCCAGATGCGGTAGAGCCCGGCGGCAAGCTCGAGCTGCGTGGGCGAGTTGGGACCGATCTCGGCGTAGGCGAGGTACTCGCCGTCGCTGTTGGGCTCGTCCTCCCACGCGGCGGTGATCCAGTCGCTGTCGGTCGGGTTCTCGCCGAACACCGTGAAGGCCATCTCCACGTCGTAGGGGCGCAGGTCCTGCGCGCCCGCGACAGGGTGGGTCATGGTGACCTCCTGCCAGATGGTCTCGTTCGACAGCGCCGAGATGTCGGCCACGTCACTCCCCTTCGTAGATGGCGTCGAGGTCGACGCGGGTCAGGTTGGAGCCGAGGGCGATGCGCTGGTGCACCTCGCCCAGCACGATGGCGCCGATGCCCGGCCCGTCCTCGGCGTCGCCGGTGGCCAGGTTGACGACGGCGACGCCCGAGATGGTCGGCGCTGCGGCGATGGCGGACCCGGGGGTGGTGGCCAGCGGCACGGTGGCCGGGGCGGCCACGGCGACGGCGACTGGGGAGGCGTCGGCGGTGATCGACGGGGAAGCCACCGCGCCCGAGCCGGTGACCGACCCGGGCGCGGTGGTGGTTCCCGCCGTGGGGACCGGAGTGGGCACGTCGCTGGCGGCGTCCACGACGGCCGGGGTGGCAGTCAACGGGGCGACTACGGCGGGGGCCCCGACCCCCGCAACAGCACCGACCGCGCCTGGGGTTGGGGTGACCGAGGGGATGGCAACCGAGGCCGTGCCCACCACGACGGGGAACGCGAGCGGCTGGTCCTGGATGAGCGTGAGGTTGACCTGGCCACCGCTGGCCGACCACGGCACCACCCCGGAGGCCCCGACGACCGTCGCTCCCGCCGTGGCGGACTCCCCCGCCGTCGGCAAGGGGACGACGGCGGGGCCGGCCACCGCGTCGGGCGTGGCCGTGTCGGGCACCGCTTCGGGCAGGTTGAACCGCGAGACGTAGGCGAAGCTGGTCCCGTCAGGTGCACCGCCGCCGGCTACGCCGCCGCCGTTGATCTGCACCTCGGTGACGGTGAGGTCGAAGGTGGCGCCGGCGGTTGGTTCGGACCAGCGTTCGGTCCACGCCCAGCCGTTGGCGGAGGTCTCGAAGGAGAGGGTCCCGCTGGCCTCCCGCCAACGCCACCAGGCGTGCGTGGTGGCGTTGTACGCGAACGAGGTGCGCAGTGCTCCGTTGTAGTACACGTGCAGCAGGCCGTTGTTGGCCAGGGTGTAGGCCGAGGCGACCAGCGTGGCGCCGTTGCCTTGCGTGAGCTGGAGCTCGAGGTAGCCGTAGCTGGTGTTGGGCTCCGCGCGCAGTAGCACGTGGCTGTCGGTGAGGTCTCGATCGGTACGGTCGCGGATGTTGCCGTCGACCCCGGACTGCATGTTGAACCGGCAGCGGTTGCCGCTGTAGCTGGTGGAGGGGTTGATCGACCCGCCGTAGTCGAAGATGTCCCCGGCGAAGTCGTCGAAGTTGCAGGTGACGGCGTCCCACTTGTTGGAGACCTCGGCGCCGGGCAGCGGCACGACGGCGGCACTCTCGACGGCCGCCGGGGCCGGGGTGACCGCTGCGAGCGGATTCGGGGCCGACACGACGCCCGCAGCGCCGACCGCTCCCGGGGCCACCGTGAGCGGTCCCTCGACCGACACGCCAGCGTTGGGCACCGTCGCGGCGACGGCGACGGCGGTCGTCGAGAGTGCGCCGTCGAAGGCGGGAGAGGCAGCGCCGACCGCGCCGGTGCCGACCACGGCGGTCGGGTTGGCGGTGGACGACGGCGGCAGGATGTTGAACTTCGAGACGTAGGCGTACTCGCTGCCGGTGCTCGGCGCGGTGCCGCCCACGCTGCCGCCGCCGTTGACGACCACCTCGATGGTGGTCAGGTCGAACGTGGCCCCGGCCGAGGCGTCAGACCAGCGCGAGGTCCAAACGGCCCCGTCGGGCGAGGTCTCGAAGTGCAGCGTGCCGCCGGCCTCCCGCCACCGCCAGTAGGCCATCGCTATGGCGTCCCACGTGGGGGTCGCCCGGACCGAGCCGTTGTAGAAGATGTTGATGACGTTGGTGGTGGCCAGCTTGTAGGCCGACCCGACGATGGTGGCGCCGCTGCTGCGGGTGATCTGGAACTCGACGTAGCCGTAGCTCGGGTTGGGTTCGACCAGCAGCGAGACGTAGCTGCCGGTGAGGTCTCGGTCGACGAAGTCTCGGATGGCGCCGTCGGAGCCGCCCATGTCCCAGCGGACCTTGTTGCCGATGTAGGTCGGAGCGACGCCGGAGGTGAGGAAGTTGTCGGTCAGCGGGTAGTCGAAGTCGTTGACGATCGACGCCCACTTGTTGTCGGCAGCGAAGTCTGTCCGCACCACGGCGGTGCCGGCCACCGACGCTGGCGCGGCGATGGTGCCGCCGGTGTCGGCGGTCGGCGCGGGAAGGGTGGAGCCCACCGCGACCGCGCTCACAGCCACCGAGCTGTCCGCGGTCGCGGTGGGCGAACCGACCGAGGGGGAAGCGGACACGGCGGCGGGGGACGCCGTGACCGCATCGGTCGGGGTCGGGGTCCCAACCGCGACCGATGCGGCGAACGCAGCCGGTGTGGCGGTGGCGTCGCTCGAGGTGCTGACGGACGGCGTGGGGACGGTGCCGGTCGCGGCGAAGGCGTCCGGTGCGGCGGTGCGGTCGACGGTCGGGGTCGCCGCGCCGACGGTGGAGGTCGCCTCCACGGCTGCGGGCGTGGGGACCGCCGTGGCGGCGGGCGTCGCCGCACTGACGGTGCCGGCCGCGGCGAGGGCGTCCGGTGCGGCGGTGGCGCCGGCGGTGGGGGTGGGTGAGCCGAAGCCGGCGCCGGCGGCGACGGTTGCCGGGGCGGCGGCGGCTGAGGAGGAGGGCGTCGGCGCCCCGACGGTGGAGGTGCGGCCCACGGCGGCGGGGGTGGGGATCGACGATGCGGTTGGCGTCGGGGCCGGGACGGTGGAGGAGCGGGCGACGGCGGCCGGGTTGACCGTTGTGCCGCCCGCGGCGGCGGACACGGCGATGGCGATCTGCTCGACGGCGAGGCCGGCGTAGCTGTTCAGACCGAACCCGAAGGTGCCGGCGCTGGTGCCCACCCAGTCGCACACGTAGTGCCCGGCGTAGCTGGTGTCGTTGACATCGACCCGGACGGTGCCGGTGCCCGACCCGGCAGCCGCAGCCGCGGTGAAGTTGATCGCATTCCAGTCGACGGTAAGGGTGCCGACCCAGGCGTCGGCCCCGACGGTGAGGTTCATCAGCGCTTCGGTCGCGCTGCTCGCCCCGGTCACGTAGTCGTCGGCGCCGGACAAGACGTAGACGATGAACCCGCCGCGCAGGGTGCCCCCCGACCGGGTGACGGTGACGGTGACGCCGGAGCCAGCCGAAGCCGCCTTCGCGGTCCAGCCGCGGGCGTAGGGGTTGCCGGAGCCGGTGCCGGCGGTGACCTGTCGGGCGGTGAACGTGAGGCCGGTGGCGGTGCAGCCGGTGAACGTGGCGCTGGCGTTCTCCTGCCCGGCCAGCACCACGATCACGTCGCCGGCTTCCCATGACACGCCGGTTGCGGTGATCGATCCGGCGCTGGCTTGGAACCAGGAGGCGCTCTGGTAGGTGTTGCGGATCGCGACGGCCACGACTCAGTCCGCCCTCATGCTGCGTACTCGGCTGCATGGCCACCGGTGGCGTCGTTGTCGCCCGGCCACCAGTACAGGCCGTTGTCGGCGGGGTCTCCCCACTTCGCCCCGGGATAGTTGGATGGCGACTCGTCAGCGCCCACCAGGTAACGGTTGCGGGCCCACAGCGAGCCGGCGCCGTCGTCGGACACCGCCCACGAACGCAGTGGTCGGCCGGAGCCGACGGCGCGGCCGATGCGGGTCGAGAACAGGTTGTCGGTGAAGGTGATGCGCTGCGAGCTGCCGGAGGCGGACAGGCTGATGGTTTCCTGGTCGCCGCCGAACAGGTTGCCGACGATGGTCGAATCGTTGTAGGCGCCGGCGCCCTGCCAGGCCAGGCAGTTGGTGTTGCCCCAAATCTCCATCGTGTTGTAGAGGCACTGGGCGCCGTGGTAGTTGCCGTCGTTGACCAGCCAGCAGTCGTTGTGGAACTGGTTGGCGGTCTGGTTGACCACGAAGGGATCGGCGCCGTGGTGGAACCACGAGTAGCGCACGATGTGCGGGTTGGCGACCGTGGAGCCGGCGAGCTCCAACGCGTTGCCGAACCCCCAAAAGTCGCAATGGTCGACGAGCAGGTTGGTGACGTAGCTGTTGAACCCGCCACCTCCGTTCAGCGCGTACTGATAGCCCTTGCCGTAGCTCACCCACGTGGACGGATCGGCCTCGATCTCCTCGCCCGTCAGGCGGGTCGGGTAGTTGGAGGTGTCCGGCTGGAAGGTGCAGTAGTTGAAGGTGACGTTGTCGCCGAACAGCAGGCACAGCGCGGCGCCGTTGTTGCCCTGATCGCTGACGTTGGCGGAGAAGCGGAACCGGCAGCCGTTGAAGGTGACGTTGTTGGCCGCCACCGACGGGGAGCCCACATCCACGCCCTCGGTGAAGTCGACGAAGTTGAAGGTCTGGCCGGTGGTGGCGCGGATCCAACCCGAGGTGCCGCCGGTGAAGCTGCCGGGCCATGACGGGTGGTTGGAGTAGCCGGTGTTGGATGGCCCGCCGCGCAGCGCGACGGTGGGAAACCCGGCAGCGGCGGCGACAGCCGCGGGGGCGGCGTTGACCACGCCAGGGGGCACGATCGGCGAGGGCAAGACCGCGGCAAGAGAGAGCGCCGACGGGGCGGCAGTCACGTCGCCCGTGTTGAAGCGGGCGGTGTTCGTGATGATGACCGGCATCCCTACCCCCGGACGCGCTCAACGGACGAACCGCCCCCGGGCCCAGCGCGGAGGGCCCGGGGAGGCGGCGTCAGGAGGCGAGCTGGAGGTAGAAGATGCCGCCGGATGCCCACTGTAGAGTGAACACCCCGCTGGTGACGGCGTAGTCGGTGGTGAGGTCCACCAGGCACAGCACCGGGTCGGCCACCGGGGTGGTGATGGTGTCGTCGTAGATCAGCGCACCGCGGATGCCCGAGATGGACTGCGAGCCCCAGGCGGTGTCGGCGGCGTCGAACTTGAGCCGCACGCCCGAGCTGGTGTCGAGGGTGACCGTGACCGAGCTGAGCGCCACGCCGCCGGAGGGCGAGCCGACCTCGTTGGCGTTGTAGGGCGCCGAGCCGTAGGCGGTGTCGGTGCCGAAGTTGGGGGCGGTGAGGCTGTTGGTGAACAGCGCCACCTTGTGGGTGTCCGCCGCCAGGTCGATGGCGGAGTCGTTGTCGACGATGTCCTCGAAGGACGGGAAGTACAGGCCGGATGCGGTGATCGCCATGGGTCAGCCCTCCACGACTGCGGCGTTGGGGTTGCGGACGCCGGCGGCCTCGCCGCACTGGCGGAGGTACTGGCGGAGGTCAGCGACCTTGCGCATGACCACCCGCAGGGCAGGCTTGGTCGAGTGGTCGACGATGTAGGCGGCGCGGGCCGCTTCCAGGTCGACCTCGAGCTGGGCGGCGGCGAGGTTGAGCTGCGCGTCGCTCATCGAGGCGGCGATGTCGGGCTGGAACTCGCCCGCATCGTTGAACAGGTCACCCATGGGCTGACTCCTTGAGCTTGAGGGCGGGGTTGACGGTGATCTCCACCCGCTCCGCCTTGGCGTCCACCCGACCGTCCCAGTGCTCGGTCTGCGTGCCGACCCGGGCTCCGGTGTGATCGTGGCGGGCGATGGTGGTGCGGGTGGAGCGGTGAGCGCCGCTGCGCATGACGCCGAGGCCGTGGCGCTTCCAGTGCGCCAGCTTCTCGGCGAAGGTGTCCTCCGCGGGTGACTCGCTCATGCACGGTAATGCTAGCGGCGCATACCGCCGCCCTCATGCCAGGGTGATCGGCGGGGGGTTGCTGCGGATCTGGTGCACGTTCAGCGTGTGCGCGGTGAAGGTCTGCCAGGAGTCGTTGAGGAAGCGGTGGCGGCCGATCGACCAGTCGCCGTTGTTGGCGTTGCCCTCGGCGTAGGGGGCGGTGGGGCTGAGCCACCAGTCGCCGCCGGCGCCGCACAGGAACCGGCTCGTGGCCCGGTCGTCGGCGGTGGCGTCCTCGGCCACCTCGAGGCGGGCGTCGAACCACGCCACCACGCCGGCCACGTCGCCGGGGTCGGCGATCTCGGCGCGATCGTAGGGGAAGAAGTGCATGTTGAACCCGAAGCCGGGCACGCCCGCCACGTAGCCGTCGCCGGTCTCCAGCAGCGGCTCGGGCCCGGTCGCGTTGCCCGAGAAGTCGTACTGGAAGTAGGCGCCGTAGAACTCCGCCGCGCCTTCGGCCTCCTGCATCACGGTCCACAGCCCGGTGGTGGCCGACAGCACGGCCATGCCCATCGAGCGCACCACGCAGATGGTGTTGCGCGTCGGCGTCCACCCGGCCTCGGGATAGATCTCGCCCCACGCCACCGCGCCGGTCCACTCGTTGCGGGGGCCCACGCAGTTGCCGTAGCCGATGCGCGGCACCAGGCCCCAGTCGTACCACTCAGGCACGCCCTCGAGCAGACCCTCGTGGGCGAGGTAGCGGTCGCCGTAGAGCGTGCTCTGGAGCCGGGTCGGGGTGATGGAGGCGTTGAGCTGGCCGGGCTGCCAGCCGTCGGCGCCGCGGTGGTTGAGGCGGCCCTCCTGCCACGCCGAGCCGTCCCAGTGCTTGAGCCGTCCGGGGAACGCCATGGGCGGCACCACGCCGTCCACGCCCGGCTCGGGCACCGTGGCCCGCGTGCGGATGGTGTGCGCCCCCGCGGTGATGTTGCCCGTGCTGTTGGCGGCGTCGGGCAGCACGGCGAAGGCCATGACCGACACGGCGGTGGGCACCGGGCTGGCGGAGGCGCTGATCGACGGCGCGCCGACGGTGCCGGAGCGGCCGATGACGGTTGCGCTGGCGTTGATGTTGGAGCCCGCCTGCACGTTGGGGCTCTCGACGGTGCCCGGCCCCGCCACGGCGGCCGGTGCGGCGGTGGCGGAGGCGGTCGGCGTGGGCGAGCCGAACCCGGCGGTGGCGACGACGGCGGAGGTGGTGGCGGTGCGGCTGGAGCTCGCCGTCGGCGCCCCGACGGTGCCCGTGCCCACCACGACGGCGGGGTTGACCGTGGTGCCCGATGCGGGCGGGTTGTTGAGGTTGTCGTAGTAGGTGACGGAGTTGCCGGCGCCGATCTCCAGGTAGCCGGAGCCGAGGGTGTAGCCGGAGCTGGCGGCGCTGTGGCGGTTCGTCCAGGTGGTGCCGTCGGGCGAGGTCGACCAGTAGAGCGTCCCGCCGCTCTCGTGCATCCGCAGCCACCGGTGGGTGGTCTGGTTGTAGGTGCCGATCGTGGTGTTGCCGAGGTCGCTGATGGCGACGAGGTTGGAGCCCTGACGGCCGAAGCCGATGTCCGCGCCGCTGTCGGTGCGGAACATGAAGTAGGTCTCCCCCGAGGTCGACCCGTTGCTGTCGACCTCCACCAGCATCTCGTTGCCGGTGAGGCTGTAGCCGGTGGCGGTGCTCTTGGCGGCGTAGTCGGAGCCGCTCGAGATGACCGCCCGGCCGCCGGACACCGAGCTGGTGCCGTAGCCGCCGGTCCAGTGCGCGGCGAACGAGCCGGAGGTGAAGTCGTCGACCGGCCCGCAGAACGCCATCAGCCCTCCAAGCGGGTGCGACGGGGTGCGAACCGCACGAACACGTGGCCGGGGCGCGAGGGGCCGCGCACCACGGTGTCGTAGCGCATGCTGTCGGCGATCTCGATGACCCGGGCGAGCTGGTCGACGGGGATGCTGTTCCCCACGATGGTGTTCGACACGATGAACTCGGGCCAGCCGCTCACAGCAGGTAGTTCCCCACGTGCTCGCCGAAGTGGATGCCGTCGGAGCGGGTCGTGAAGCGGAACAGGGCCACGGCGTTGGCGGTGGTGGCCAGCAGGGTCGGGGTGGTCCCGCCGGGCCACTCCACGTCCGACGGCCAGGTCACCGCCCGGCTGTTGGTGGTGGCGTCGTGGGTGAGGTGCAGCTCCCAGTGCCGCACGAAGCCCGCCGAGGGGTCGCCGGTGAAGGTGAGCGTGCACGTCGAGGTGTTCAGCGTGAGCTTCTGCACGTCGGCGGCGTTGATGTCCACCGTCTTGGCCGACCCGGCGTTGCCCTGGTCGGCGTAGCTGCCCGCCGGTGGCGCGGAGTCGATGTCCAGCCAGAAGTCGCCCACCTCGGGGCTGCCGGGCTCGGTGGTGGCGATGTTCACGTCCGACCCGGCGCCGATGTTGTCGAGGCGTTCGGCCAGGTCGGTGTAGGCCCCCTCGGGGTTGGTGCCGAGGGCGGTCTGGATGGCCACGATGGCGTCGGCGAGGTTGTTGTGCTGCACGTCGTGCTCGCTGCCCGAGGTGTCCATCGGCGTGGACGCCGACACCGTGGGGAACGTGTCGAGCCCGTCGGGGTAGTTCGTCGCCATGCGCGTTCATCCTACGTGTGCATAGGCGGGGCGAAGATGCACGGCCCGGCCCGTCCCGTGCGGGCGGCTGCGGTCCGGTCGACCGGGCCGTGCACCCGGGGGAGCTACCCCCGGGCCTATGAGCGCCCGAGGCGCTCGATGAAGGCGTCGACCAGATCGGCGGCGGTCGGCATGGGGCCCGCGCCGGGCGCGCCGGCGCCGAGCTTCTGGTCGATGGAGCGCAGCGTGGCGAGGATCTGCTCGTTCACGGCGGTCTGCGCAGCGACGTTGGCGTTGGCCTTCTCGAAGTTGACGAACAGCGTCTCCATCAGGTCGGCCATGGTGGCCACCCGGTTGAAGCGCGGGAACGGGGCGCCGAGGACGCCAGCCACGAGGGCGAGCTGTTCCTTCTCCTGCTGGTTCAACTCGTGGTCCTCCAGGCTCGTGAGGGGGATGTCGTCGATGGTGGGGCCGCCGGCCAGCATGCGGATGGTGGGCAGCAGCAGCCGAAGCGCTGGTCCGGGGCACTCGGTGCCGGCGGAGTAGTCGCCGTGGCCGCCGATGTGCGCGCCGTTGCGCAGCGCGCCGATGGCGACGCCCTCCTGGTACCAGGCGGCGATGGCGGTGATGGCCTCGGGCGTCGGGGTGGTGAACCGGGAGTCGCCGATCCACAGGCAGGCGATCACGGTGTCGTTGGCGCCGAAGGTGGCGCCGCCCTTGCGGTCGATGCCGCGCAGCACGTAGCGGTTGCCGAGCTGGTCGACCGCCACGTTGTAGGCGATGTCGCTGTAGTCCTCGGTCGGGTGGTTGAGGTGGCTGTTCTGGATGTTGCGCAGCACCGCCATGGCCGCCTCGGCGGTGCTGGGGGCCGCCCTGCCGTCGCCGACGTGGTGCACCGCGAAGCCGGCCATGCCCGACACGGGGGCCAGGTTGCGCTTCGAGGCTTGCGCCCCCCAGTCCTGCCGCGTGAACACCGCCATGGTCATGCAGCGTAATGCGTGCGGAGCATGGTGCGGCCCCACGCGCAAGGACCGGCGGCCGAAGCCCCCGGTCCTCTGCCCCGCATGCCCTTGCGGTGTCTTTCCGGTCGACTCGGCCGCGGCGTTCCCGCTTGCCAGGGCGGGTCGTTTCTGCCTTCTCGGCTGAGGCGGAGCGATCCTATCACCGGCGGGCCGGGGAGCGGCCGTAGCGGCTCGACAGCGCCACCATCGGGCCGCCGACGCTGTTGAGCAGGTACTGCGTGGTGCCGTCCACCTGGTCGTCGGCCAGGCCGTCAGGGAAGTCGGCGAGCTCGTCCACGTAGTCGTCCACCCACGGGGCGATGGCGGGCACCGGCAGCAGCACGTGGCCGGACTGCACGATGCCCTGGCAGGCGTAGGCCCGGGACTCCTTGGAGCCCTTCGGCTCGATCGGGATGAAGCCGGAGATGGTGCGGCCCAGGTCGCTGATGATGGCGGGGCCGTTGGCCTTGTCCTCCACCAGCGAGGTCATCACCTTGGGCCACTTGCCGTGCATGCGCTGGATCTCGCTCTTGGTGCGCACGTAGTCCCAGCGCCCGCGCGCCTGGTCGATGAGCAGGTGGTCGGCACCGACCCGGGCCCACACCTGCACCACCACGTAGCTGCTGTCGTGGCGGTCCTTGAAGGCGCAGTCCACGCTCATCGTCCACTGGTCGATGTCGAAGGGGTCGGGGAGGTTCTGGTACCAGCGCCACCACTCCCGCAGGAAGATGGAGCCCTCCGGGGAGGAAGGGTCCTGCTGGTGCATCGCCCGGTGGATGGATGGCCCGAGCGTCTCGCGCTGGGCCAACACCTCCTCCTCGGGGAACAGGTCGGGGCAGAGCACCTCGCCGTCCTCCCGGCCGAGCGGGTCGGGCTCGCCGCGGGCCTCGCCGTCGGCGATGGTCGGCAGGCGCACGACCTCCCACATCGGCGGCTTGCCCTGCGCCACCCGCCTGCGGTCCTCGGCGATGAGTCGGCCGGACAGGTCGTCCTTGTGCCAGCGGGTGGCCACGATGATGATGGCACCGCCCTTGTGCAGACGGGTGAACACGACGGACCGGAACCAGTCCCAGGCGTTCTCCCGCATGGTCTCGGACTGCGCCTCGGACCAGTCCTTGAACGGGTCGTCGATGACGATGAGGTCGCCACCGAAGCCGGTCATGGCGCCACCCACGCCGGCGGCCAGCAGGCCCCCGCCCCGGGTGGTGTTCCACTGGTCGGCGGCCTGGGAGTCCTTGGCGAGCTCGAGGGACAGCTTGCCGCGGTGCGCGAGCGCCAGGTTTCGCACGATCCGGCCGTTGCGCACGGCCAGGTGGTGGCCGTAGGAGCCGAGGATGACCCGCTTGTTCGGCCAGTGCTCGAGGTACCAGAGCGGCCCCCAGTTGGAGGCGACCAGCGTCTTGCCGTAGCGGGGCCCGACCTCCCAAATCTGGAAGCGGGAGCGGCCGGCCACGGCGTCGGCGAACTTGCGGCCGAACAGCTTGGAGTGCGGGTACAGGCTCAGCGAGGTGGCGGTGCGCTGGCTGACCCACTCGTCGTCGTCGTCGACATCGGCGATGTCGTTGGCGCCGGACAGCTCCGCGCCGAAGCGGGCGGGGTCGAGGCGCCAGGCGATCTCGGCGGCCTGTTCGGGGCTGAGCTGCACCCCTCCAGTATGCGCCAGGATGCGCAGCTCGCATGAGCGGCCGGGAACGGCGAAAGCCGCCCCGAAGGGCGGCTTTCACTGTGCCGAGGATGGGATTCCTGGTGAGGAGCAGTATGCACGGTATGCGTGCGATGTGTCAAGACCTGTGCCGTCGGTGCCCGACCATCACCGCGCACACGCCGACGACGGTGAGGAACGAGGCGATCATCATGCCGAAGCCGATCAGCCCGAGGGTGCGCACCTCAGAACGGCTCCTCGTCGTAGTCGTAGGTCGGCGGCTGGCCCTGGGCGGGCGGGGCGAAGCCCCCTCGCTGCTGGCCACCTCGCTGGCCTCCGCCGCCGCGCTGCTGGCCCCGGCCGCCACCGCGCCCGTTGCCCCGGGCCCGCTGCTGACCGCCGCCGCCTCCCCCGCCTCCTCCGCCGCCGGAGCCCTTCTCGGCCCGGGTGACCTCGGCGGTGGCCCACATGAGCGACGGACCGCAGTCGTCGGCGGTCATGCGCAGCGCCGAGCGCACGTCGCCGTCGCGGGTCTCGTAGTCCTCGGTCTCGAGCCGGCCCAGCACGATGACCCGCTGGCCCTTGGTGATGGTCTCGGCCACGTGTTCGGCGAGGCCGCGCCAGCAGGTCACGTCGATGTAGGTGACGCCCACGTCCTCGAAGGTGTCGCCGTTGCGGCGCTGGTGGTTCATGGCGATGCCGAAGCCGCAGACGGCGTCGCCGCCCTGCGTGAACCTCAGCTCGGGGTCTCGGGTGACGTTGCCGATGGCCCAGCCGGTGAAGTCGAAGTGCATTCCTGTTCCTTTGCGAAGGCTCTCATTGCTGCGATGGCGTTCTGGCGGCTGGAGAAGTCGCCGATGGGCTCCAGCCCGTTGGGGCCGTAGCCGGTGGCCTGGTAGCACCATGGCCGGAGGTAGGTGATGGTGCCCAGGGCCCGTCGAGGTGGCCCCGGGTCGAACACGTAGACGGTCTGGAGGATGAGGAACTCGACGCCCTCCCGGACCGTGATGCCGGGCCGATGGAAGATCGGCCGCTCCCACTTCCTCTTGGTCAGCGGGTGAGCTCCTCGATGCGGGCCGTCATCTCCCGCAGCAGCGCGGTGGCGGTCGGCTGGATCTCGTTGGCGTGGATGATGTCGCCGTCAGCGCACGCCTGCCACGACGCCCGCTGCACCGACAGGAACTTCACGGCCAGCTCGGCCAGCACGGGGTCGGTGAAGTTGGCCGGCGAGGTGTCCAGCAGCGGCAGCGCGGCCGTGCACGCTGCGATCACCCCGGGCAGGTCGTACGCCTTGCTGGCGTCCTCGATGCGCTGTGCCGCCGGCCGCAGGGTGGGAATCCAGGCGCCCCACACCGCCACCTCGTAGGTGAGCGGGTCGACGGTGGTCGTCGGCATGGGGTCCTGGAAGGT